TGTCACCCTTGTCTATGGTTGAGCCAGCAATCCTGCGTTCGGCATGCTTCCAACCTTTCTCCACAAGATACTTCGCTATCGCTAGTTCCCATGCAGAACCCTTGCGTTTACTTGGTGTAGACACTTGCTTCCCTCACATACTGGATGATTTGTTCAGGGGTAATCAGATACCCTTGACTTGGATTAGGTTCAATATTGCAGTTGATAGGTCTACCATAATGCAGTACTGCCTCTATCAACTGTTCACGGTCCACTATCAGCACTGTGCTTTCAAGGTTGAAAGCCCAATGGGTTGCCTTCGATACATTCAAACCGCTTGGCTTCCACGATTTACTTGAATTGTACCAGCAGTGGGTTTCAACATACACGTTGCCTGTGTTCTTCCATTTGAAATCTGTCTTGACCTCAACTGTTTCTATCGTCAGCAGGTTGGCAACAGTATCTTCACCAGCCTTACCTTTCGATAGGTCTATATCAAAGTCTGATAGTTCAGCCATTATTGTTTCTGCCCATCCCAGTCACAGTCAATCTTGCTGTCATCTACTACACAGGCTACATAGGTTTTGTTCGGTAGTTCTATCAGCAGTGACTCAGGTTTGTTTGCTGTGTACTGTCCGATAACAAATCCACCTACAATCGCTAACACTATAGTGATTGCTATGGTTATCATGTCAAAATATTCTTTCATTGTTTCTCCTTAATGGTCCATGAAGTTGTGCAAGAATAGCACAAAGATTACAAGCATAAACCCTAGTATGAATAGGTCAGTCATCATCTTCATCCTCTTCCAATTCTGCAATAGCATCTGCGTTCTCTTCATAAATATCTAGGTCTGGACCGAATTCATCCATATCACTTCGCCAACTCATTAGTGCCATCCTTCCGATTTGAAATGTTCCCAAGCCCCACAAGCAGAGCCATACTTATGTAGCATGTATCTGTATGAAACTTTCACCTGTAGTTTTGGCTTGCCCTCAGTGTAGTCCTTAGAACCTTTCACCTGACCCAAGCCATACGCACCACTAGGGTTTTCTGCTGTATGTTTCCATGCTGATTCTTTACCAATCAACCTAGTGAAGCAACGCCATTCACGTTTCGCTGAACGTTCCTGAATGTAGTCACGTGCATAAGTTTTAATGGATTGTTCCTTCACAGTCGGCACACTCACTCGTTTCTCTATCAGAGGAGTGTGACTCACCTGCAAGGAAACGCTCGTAGATGCCCACAAGATAATCAACAATGCTCCGTATGCTACCCATACTATCCTCTTATCTTTCATCTTACCTCCGTATCGGAGATGTACATATATTCACCGTTGAACTGTAACCATACAGGACTTGCACCTGAAGGGTCAGCCTTACCGTAACGATTCTTCACGGATGCTACACCTAACATACCATTCACTGTTAATCCTAACGTGAGGATAAGTGCTGGTAGTTGGTTCACCATACCCTGCACCGCACTGCGTGGTGGGCAAGGGTCACCATTGTATGACTCTTTCGTGTGGTGCAATACTAGGAGTGCTGCATTGGTGTCTCGTGCCAAGAACTTGAGTTCTTTCATAGCGGCTCGCATACCACCAAACTCTTCACCGCCATCCATAGCCACATCCATAAGGTTATCTACCACAATCAGTGTTGGTGACTCACCCCATATCTCTTCAAACGCCGAGACTTCTTGGTCAAGGTCATCAAGGTTAGGTGACGAATCAAATGACCAAAAGATGTGGCTGGTCATACCTAATACTTGTTTCGCTTCTTCAGGTTTCTCTGACAAGATAACCTCTGATTCACGTTGGCTCTTGCCTGTAATCATAGAGTACAAACGCATAGCCATAGTGTGTGCGTTAGTATCGGCAGACACATACAAGGTTGGTACTTGTGAACGTAACGCTATCGCTAACGCTACTGTTGATTTACCTGCACCTGGTGCACCTGCAATCATAGATACTTCACTTCTTCGTATCACAATGTTGTTCTGTGCGAACGTATTGAATACTGTTGGTAGTGGTTCACCACCAATGTCGGGCTTACCTACTGCCCTACCTAATGTTTTCATTGTTCTCCTTGAAAAATAGTGAGCAGTTTATACACATGCTCAGGTGTGGATTGCCTCGGTCAGTTAGGCGGGAAACGTGTTCCACTCTGGGCTGTTCTTAGCAACCCAAGCAGGGGAACATTGGTCGGCTGTGCCCTTCGGGGCTGGACACATCCATGCTTTCCATTCACCCTTAGCACCGACACCTTTCTTAGCCACCTTGTTTCCATGATGACATGCTGGTGTTGATACTGCAGGTGCTGGTGTTGCAGCAGGTGGAACAGGAGCGAACGATTGTTGTGGAACAACGTTCGGGATTGGAGGAGTAACAACTGTTGCATCAAATGCTGTTGCTACTACCTGTTCTGCTGGTGTCAGATTGTTGAGAACATTCAACAGATTCTGTACAGCAGGGAGACTTGCTACCTCTAGCAGATGTTGCGTGAAGGTGTTGAAGTCATCACCACGAATGGTGAACAAATCGTTATTAAGTTTTGTTGTGAAAGAAAAGTTACTTTCAGTACTCATTTCTGTATCTCCCATAATCTAGGTTGTTTGAATTTGCAGTAGTCTATCACACTGCACATACTACAATGGCTGAAGTTCGGCAAGAACACGCCGTTCTCTCTAGCCTTCTTGAACTGTTCAAAGATACCCTCAAACATTTCACGTGAATAATTATCTAGGTCTATCAGAGGTGAAGGTTGCCCTTCTCTAGCCATCCAATACACACCCCACTTGGGTCTAAACCCATACACCATCTCAATGCCTGTTGCGTATAACGCTAACTGCATCTCTGACTTCGGTTGGTACTTGCCTGTCTTTAGGTCAAGCACTATGAAATCCTCCCGTGTCAATGTGCCTGTCGGGTTAGGCTTGAACATCACCCTATCCACATACATCTGCACCTTGATACCACCAAGATAGATTTCCATACCGACTTCAATGCCTGGCTTGCCGTCACCCATATCGGCTATACCCCAACCTGAGTTGTCTCGCCATTGCACCCATTGCTGCACCATTGGTACACCATTACGTAACCACCAAGTCGCATCCTCTTTGTTCGGATACTCCTTAGTTGCCCTTCCACCTGCCCGTACATCTGCCTCTGTAAAGCCCTGTGCTTCAATCTGAGAGGCTCTTAGGGTGTTGAAGGTGTCTAACCATAGGGCTGTGTAATCTGTCACTTTGTAGCCCCTTTCTGAGAGTTGAACCATTCGTGGTCTAACTTCTCAGTCACCTCGTGCAAGGTTGAACCACCGATAAAGTACCACGCTGGCTTCTCTGGTACCTTTACTGCCCTTGTCAGGACATACTGCCACCCGCAATCTAGCCACGTTGTGAGACTAGAGTATGAGGCGTAGTCGGGTAGTTCAAACCCGTCTATCGTTAGTTTACTCACTTGTTTCCCTTTCCCTTACTAACTCTATTTGGTGGGGAACTCTAACCGCTGGAGACGTGCAGGAGTTCAACCCACCAAAACCTAATTGTATCACACCTTTCGGCGTGTCGTGCATAAGACACATCTTTTTCTCCAATTTTCTAGTATAATCCTGTTCACCAGGGCAATGGTTATCTACTATCCAATAACCCTCCGCCCCAAAGGGCGGAGGGGGATAGGACTTTGGTAATCATTGCCCGATTGTTTGGGGTTATTGCCCTGTATTTATCTAAATCTTTACGAGCAGTGTTCTCTGTGTCATACAATCCGTAGGTAAAAACTAAATCCTCATCTCGTACAATCACAGCATAGGTTTCTCTGTCTCTGCGTAAAGCATCTATCAGTTTCCATACTTGTTCCGCTAAATCTTCCACACTATCGTGTGGCTGGTCAAGTACAGTTATGATTTCTTGTAGTTCTTTCTTACGACTTCTCATCTATTCTCCTCTGTAGCAACTTCTTGTAGTACCGTGCTTCCCGTTCAGCAAGAACCCATTTACCTGCAAACCAAAACACCATAAGGGCAAGCATTAGTTCAGCCATTGTTTCCCTTCAGTATCTGTTGCTTCTCAAACCAAGATAACTCACCCGTCTTGGACATCAACCGCTTGCGTTCTGTTGGCATAAGCCCTGCTCTGAATGTGTATTCGTCAGAGAACAGTAGCGTATCCTCAAGACATTGCTGTTTGACGGGGCAACCCTCACAGATTTTTCGCAGCAACTTTATTTTCTCTGCTGGAACTTTCCGTTCGTTCTCCTCGTTCAAGTCAAACTCGTCATACATTTCTGCACAATGGGCTTGCTTCATCCAATCCCTAGATGTGTCATTGAGGTATGCTTTCCACGCTTCAATAAATCTTTTCGCTCCGTCACCATTCATTTCGTCTCCTTTAGTTGTTGTGTCCATTCAATCAGGTTCTGTCTAATTGTTGGCTTGTCAAAGCCTAGGTCTATCTGTGCTAGTAGAAAACCTATTAGACTTGCTAGAGTATCTTCAATGTTTGCACCTTTCTTTTCCCGTTGCACATCAAGGTAGTCAAACACTTGCTCAAACAAATTGTCCGCTGTCATATTAGTATTATCCTTTCTTCTATCGTAACGCTCATCTTGTATCTGCTTGCACACATTAGGCACATAACTTCTACAACTTCATCTACCCCTTCGGGCATTGTGTTTGTATAGAGAATATCTCCACACTTCTTACAGATAATCATACCCACCTACTTCTTGTCCATCTTCGTTGAGAAAGATTACATCTCTTGGTGTGGTGAAATCTTCAGCAACATAATCGTTTATCCATTCCATAACCTGCTGGAAGGTTACCTCTTCAACAGGTATCATCTCGCTTTCTGCTATGTATCCTGCAATTTCTACGCAATCGTAGGTTACTGTTTTTACTGCGTTGATTAGTCTCATTGTTTTACCTCGTGTTTCTTTCTCCACTCATTCGTTACGATAATCAAATCATCAACAAGATTGTACGCTTGTTCAACCTTCTCATCTTCAATACACTCAAGGACAATAAACTTCCAATCGTCATCAGATAAATCTTCTTGAACAAGGAGTTCTGCAACATCTTCTTTTATCCAAACCAAACCGAGAATAGGTTCGTCAGGACTCAAGTGTTGCAAGTAATCCATCAGTTGCTTTACCGTCTCAAACATTCTCATCTCCCATAACCATATTCCATACAACCCAAGCGTTCAGTTTGTCAGCCAAACTACTAGCGTGAGTAGTATCCTCTAGTGTTTCCATATCCTTGTGAACAAGGTGTAGTATGTATCCTATTTCGTCAATCGTTAGCATTAGTCCATCTCCCCGTCATAGTATTTATGTGAACACTCAACACACATACCTAGTTCTTCTTCCCAAATCTCTGCGTCAATGGGAGTAAAGCAATAGATACACGCTTTAGTTATCGTCATCATCTTCGTCTCCTGTCACAATCTCAAACTGCACATCAGTATCCCTATCAAAGTGTGGGTCAATGAACCTGTCACACAGAAACTCTTGCAAGTTCTGTAGGTCTCTTGCGTATGTACCAACCCAATCTGCGTACTCTTTCAGCAACTTCTCGTCACTAACATCATACACTTTGCTTACTGTCAATCGTAGTTTCATTACTCGTCTCCTTCTGGGTATGCCCCAATAAACTCTAAGTCGTTACCTATCTCGTACCATTCGCTTTGGTCTACCTCTAAAGCATTTTCCATTGCTTCAGATACACTATTCGCTTCAACCTCTATGCGATAGTGCACTTGTTCTACAATTTCCATTGTCCATTTAGCCATTGTTATTCGTCTCCTTCTTCATATCGTTCTTCCGTTACCTGATTGTAACGCTCAGTAATTTCTTCGTGAATTTCGTCGTGTACCCAACCTGATTTATTTTCAATCCGCTTGACGATTACTTTCCAATCATCATCAGAAATAAATCTATCAACAATGTATTCAGCATCTTCTTTATGCCAACCGAATACAAGGATTGTATCATTCGGGTCATACTCTTTTAGATACTCTATTAGATTTCCGATTTTCATTTTGTCTCCTTACCAACTAGCCTGATAGATAACGCTATCAAGTTTCTCATCTTTCAATAGTTTCTTTATCAGTTTTACTGTGTATCTCAAGTCCTCAAGGTAATACTTATCTACCTCTGTTGAGCCAAAGAAAAACCCTGACTGTGGTGGTAGAAAATTATTTGCCGTATGAGGTGCACTCAATACTCGCTGGCAATTATCAAGCAATGCTTCTAAGTCATCTCTTGACATTCTAATTTGCTGGCACTCATCAACTCCGTCAGCACAATTATCCACAATCCACCCGTGAATTGCATTTGCTTTACGCCAATAGCCAACAGGTACATTTATCGTAAGCCCTGTCCAACTATTTTCGTCAAGGTATTTACCTGCCCTTAGTTCTTTTGCAATCGCAATGAATTGCATACTGTCAGCGTACTCACCTTGCTCATCTTTCTTTTCATAGTCCTTGCGTGAAACATATTCTTCCACATAAAGGTACATATCTAGTCCCATTTTATTTTGTCTCCTTTTCTTTGTCATCTACGCCCAACCTTTGAGCGTATTCAGTTGCCACTTCAATCAAAGAGTAGCAACCGCTCTTGCTCTCCTTACTAACTAGACCATTCGTCAAGTCATAAGCCTCTTGCCCTGTAATGTGGGTAGGTATCTCCATAGATACCCAACCTGAATAAATAACATACGCCAATCGTGGTTTGATTGCCATTTTATTTGTCTCCTTCTGTTACATAGATTTCATCATAGTGATAGTAGCAATGCAACCCTTCACAATCAGGGTCACATTCGCCACGCATAATACCGATAGCCGTTATCAAATCGGACATTACTTTACTCTCCTTTTCTTATCTCGTAGCACCTTGCGTACACGCAAACCGCTAACCACTAGAACAACTGCCAAAATAAATGGCGTTGAAATGTGCAACTCAATGTTCAAACCTAGAACATCAAGCACAAAGTCAATCCCGTTCACTCCTAATTCAAGAAACATTACTCACCCCCCTCTCCTGCAAATCTAGCCAATGAAACCCAACCATTGTCGGGCACATAAACTTCTTTATTTGTGTACTCGGCAAACCGCCACATCACATTGCTCCGTTGCTCAAACTCATACCGATACCATTCATCAAACCTTCTCTGCCATTGTTCGGGTCTGCACTTCTGTAAGATTTCAGAAATCCTAAACTCTTCCATACCAATTACTATTGGTCTTTCACCTCTATCTAAATAGGCGTTGAATAAATCAACCATTTCCACGCCACGATAGAATGAATAGAACTTTTGTTTGCCTAACTTTTCCATTACCTATCTCCTATTCTTGTCTAGTAATTTTCCATCAACCAAAGTATCTATCAAGATAACCACCGCAAACAGATTGAATGGGGTAGTCACAAGCAGAAACATCTGTAATTCTGTTAGCCCTTCCATACTCCACCCCACATCTCAACCAATTCTTTTGCCGTAGCCATAGGCGTTACCTCTGCGTGGCAATCAACACAATACCCCTTAGGGAATACCGCTAATTTATCTATCTCAACATTACACTTTGTGCAATTCACCTTACTCATTCTGTCTCCTTATCTTTAGTTAGTAGTACCGCTTTCAACATAACCTTATCAAGCACTTGCAACTCATCTAAGGTATCTCGTAGCCAACCATTGAAGTTATCCACTCCCGCATTTTCTACGATAACTTGTGCTATGTCTATCTCTCCAAATACATTACTCATTTTGTCTCCTGTTCTGTGAATTCTTCTGAGCAGTAGTAGCAAATGAAATAAGTCTCAGAGAGAACTCCTGCCCTAGTAGGGGTTAGGCGTGTTCGCCTACCTAATTCGTGATTACATTCTTCCATTTTTTGTCTCCATTCTGTTATTTACTATTGCCCGCGAGTGCGGGCGTGTTATCAAACTGTTACACTATAATCTAGTAGTAACCCGCCACCGCAATCTTCAGCGGGGCACATTTTCCATTCGCTCTCATTGAGCGTATTCCAAGTGTCACGGGAGTAAGTGCCGTCAATGTAAATCTCACCCGAATTACCGCCCGTAATTACACACCCATTCTCACATTCAAGATACCAAGTTGAGAGATACGGGAACGCTTCTTCTACTACCTCAAACACACGGGGCGTACCATATCCGCCACGCACATCTGCACCCTGATGCACTTGCAAAATTACATAAGTGCTATCGCCGTAATTGAACACTACCCCTTGCAACACTTGAGATAAATCATTCTCCCAACTGTATGTATTGAATTCACCCAAACAATATCCACTAGGGTCAGTATCTCCACCAATCTCATCTACCCATTCTTGCATCTGTTGCGAATAGTAGCCGTCAGGGTGCTCACTATCCCACGCCCGCCAAGCACTATCCATATCCTCAGAGAACACTAGACCCTCATTCAGAAAATGATAAATGTTGATAGTCACGCCATAATCATCAACCGTAAATCGTGGCGTGTTATCCCAATCAGTATCCTGATTGCGTTGCCAATGCCGACCATACGCACCACCACTATCAAGAATATGTGTGCCCGTATTCTCAGTCAGCATACCAATGATGACCTCTTTTGTCTTATCGCTCATAATGCACTCTCCTCTTCTTGATACTTGAACCAATCCTCAATCGCTTGAATAAACCCATCTTTGTTATCTATTCTAGGTGTACCCTGCTCATAGTCATACACATTTATTACATCCCACGCCATACTGCTACCATTGGGGAAAATGTGAATGTATGGAGCACCCCTGTACCAATCAAACACAAATGTGTCAGGGTAGTCTGCATACTCCGCAGAATAGTAATCACCATTTTCAGTCTCGGTGATAGAGAATTTTGTACGCTTCATTACTCACCGCTCCAATCTAATTCAATCTTTTGACGGGTCAATACACTATTGACCTGCTTTGTAAGTGTGTTCAACATACTCACCGCTTCACGCATTGCGTGGTAATCGGGGAAGAAAATCACAATATCCCCCACCGTAATTGAAGAGTGCTCAAAATCTGCACCCACTTCAACGCCATCATAGATGTGCGAATAAACTGTACTCATCTGCTTCACTATTGTCTCCATTCAATCAGTCACTCAATCAGTCACCCTGATATTGTGAACACGCCCGCACCTTGCAGGGTGTCTATTACCTATTGCCCACGCCCGTTGGCGTGTTATCAAATTGTTACAATTGCCCCGCCCTTGCGGGCGTTGCGGGTATTGCGTAACCGCTCACCCGTGGGGGCGTAGGGCGTCAATTAGTGCCCGTGTGTAGTGCCCCGCTTGCCGTGTGTTGCGGTCTATTACCTATTGCCCATAGGCGGGGGCGTGTTATCAAATTGTTACAATCGAACATTTGTTCGAATGGATAGCCCCGCACAATTTAGGGGGGACACACGATTAGAGGGGCATAGGGGCACACTAGGGGCACGATACCCCCGCCCTAGTAGGGTAATGACCCCCCAAACGATTACGCCCCGCAGGGGCAGGGCTACGGGGCGGGAATATGGGGATAAGAAAATAGCCCCCCGATTTTGGCGGGGGGCTATTTTGAGGGGCAGGGGCTAGAGTGTCACCGCCCCGCCCTTGAGTGCTTGACGGATATCCGCAAGGGCTACCCGTGCCGATACTTTAGCCCCGTAGTGCTTGCGATATTCCGCTACCGCCTCAGATTTGGCGTGTGCTTGAGCGGTGCGGGTATTAGCCCCCTGTTCCATATGTAGGGCGTAGGTGTTCGCAAGGGTGCTCAATATCTCCGCCATAGGGTCAAGGGCTACCCGTTGGGCTACCGCTTGAAAATCAAGAGCGGGGTCTGCCTCTTGCAATGTCTCAAGGGATACGCCCTCAAATTTGGTAACACTCTCCAAACGGTCTACACGCAAACCGCACGCCCTTAGCCCCGCTTTTGCCGCAATTTTGGCAAGGGCACGGATAGACCAAACGCCCTCACCCGCAAGGGTGCAATGGCTAACCTCACGGGTGGCAATGTCATACGCCACGGGGGTGATAGCCCGTGTCCATTCATTACCCTGACCCCGTACCAATTCACGCTCCCCCTTGAGTATCCAAAGTGCCCCCGCTTGAGCGATATCCTCAAAGTCAATACGGGGCATACCGCCCGCATATTCCCGTGTCCTGTTATCCCCGCTAAGTGCCGTGTAGTCCTTGACCGCACGGCGTGCCGATATCTCTAAATACTTTAGAAAATCAGGGCGGGCGGTGAGTGTTTGAGTGTTCATATGTCTCCAATGTTTGGGTGGTGCTAGGGGGCACTTTGCCCCCACGGGCTAAGTATGGGGTCAAAGATTTGAAAATGTCAAACACATTCGCAATGTGATTTAGGTCACACGGCGGGGGGTGAGGGGAATAGGGGGCGAATAGGGGCAGGGTGGCAGGGGGTGGCAAGGGGTAGGGGGCAATGGGGGAGTGGATAGGGGAGTGGAGAGTAGTCACCCCATTAGCCCCCCTTATTACTACAGGGCAGGGCAGGGGTACCCCGTAGCCCCTCAAGGGCTACCCAATTCCCCCCTATCCCTAGGGGTATGGTAGACATTGGCAGGGGGTATGACCCCCCAATGATAAACCGTTGGGGTAGTCATATGTATTACTCCCTCCTAAATTTTTTTGTAGTATTTACCCATTAGAATGCGTACAAATTAGGACATTTACTAAATATTTATAATATTTTTTCTGTTCACTGCGTTAATTTTTGCTTGTAACGGGGTTAATATATATGTAGGGTTTTTTATTATTTA